CAGTAGACGTACTTCAGTCTGCAACTGGTAATGATGTAAGTTTATCAAGTGATAATACCATAACCTCTGCGTTGCTACGTAGTGGTTTACAAAAACTGCTTGACGCAGGTTTTGATTATGCTGATGGTGAAACATACTTGTATGCTTCTCCTGCTGCATATATGGGATTGTTAGGTCTTCAAGACTTCTTCGATTCATCTCGTAGAGGTGATGAGCAGAATCCTAACGTATCTGGCGGCGTTGGCATGATTTATGGAATGCCAACTTTTATCAGTACAGATTGGGATGATGATGGCGGAAGTGGAGACGAAACAGCGTCCATATTCAAAAAAGAAGCAGTGTACATGGCTATGCAGATTGCACCTAGAGTGCAGTCGGCCTACGACATTGACCACCTAGCGACCAGCGTGGTTGCCGACATTTTGTTTGGCGCATCGTTGTCACATGGTGCTTCTAGCACGTCACTTGGAGTTGTAAACTTCAACAATCCGTAAGGAATAATAAAAAGGCGGGCCTTTTGGCCTGCCTTTTTTAAAAGGAAAAATAAATGAAATATTTTAAAAGAAAAGATGGATCAGTTTTTGGTAAGCTAGATTCAATTAGTAAAGAACAGATTGATGCATACATCAAAGATGGCTGTGAACCTTGCAATGAAAAAGGTGAAGTGAAAAAGCCAAAGAGAAAGATAAGTTTGAAAAAGAAAAAATGAAAACAAACGATTTTCTTTGTCATCGTTGCAACTATAAGTGGGAACAATTATGGTCCAAGGATGATAAAATTACTTGCCCAAAATGCAGTTCTATAAAAGTTCGCAAGTTGATAGCAAGTCCAATCATTCATATGAAAACAATAAGTGATGCAAGTTTAAGAGAACAAAACATCATAGAATAACCGAAATGCCCATGAGACAAGTCACGCTCGGTAAGGCATTCAGAAAGGAGAAACAAGATGGCTGATCTATCCAAACATTCAGTGGTTGAATCACTGAATATCAGCAGTTCTGCAAATCATTCAGTACAATCCGCGCAAAGTGTTGCCACAGGCTCAGAATATAATCTAGATGTAAGCTCGGTACACAGCGTCATATTACAGCCTAGTAGCGATATTTATTATGGATTCAGTAGTAGTGCCAGTGATATGATAAACGCGTCAAATAGCCTGTATTTAGCGGGCGGAGACACCATATACGAACTTAATGTACCTCATGGTATTGGTTCAGCGGTTTTTTTACACTTACTCGGCAAAGGTGCGACATCAACCGTACGCATCGTACTAGCATAGGAGCGTAGCATGGCATCCTTTAAAAATTTAATTAGCAACACATCAGCGCAAATCTCATCTGGCGGAACAATCACAGGAGACTTAGTCATCAATGGTGATCTCCAGGTAGATGGCGGTGGCTCATTATCATTTGATGAAATTATAGAAGGTACACAAGTAATAGATGTTACAAGCACAGAAGCTTTACTGGTACGCAAGAATGGTGATGGTGATGATGTATTCACAGTGGACACTACTAACTCAAAAGCAATTTTTGGTGGTAATCTTGAACTATCAGCATCCAGTCCGCAAATAAATTTTAGTGGTACTGCTGGTGATTATGGAACATTTGGCTATACTGAAGGTGACCCAGATGTATTTAAATGGGGATTTTTTCAAAACTCAGGGCAAATTGCATCTATTACGATGGATGCAGTTTCCGAAGCAAGTCCTTCTGCAAGATTTAGATTTAATGTAGGTGGAGATACCGATTCAGCATTGGTAATAGATAGCAGTAAGCGTATTGGTATTGGTGGAACTCCAGACACTTTATTGCATTTACAAGGCAACAATGGAAACGTATCACACACTTTATTAAAAATACATAACAATGATGTTACCTCTAATACTGAAACAGGACAGACAGCAGAAATAGAATTTAGTTTTCAAGGCACTACAGATGGTGGTAGCAACTTTGTAACAAAGAACGCTGGTAAAATTGTCGCTGGTAAAGAAAGTGATTACTTCACATCAAGTGCAGATAATATGGATTCTTTTCTTGCTTTCTACACTTCTCAAGACAATACAAATACTCTGGCTATGCACATAGATGCCAGTCAAAATGTTGGTATAGGAGTAACACCAACGAATACCAGTAATTATAAGACATTAGATATTAGAGACAGCACTGGTGGGCAAATAATACTTGGAAGGTCTGGAAATGCAGACTTTTTTATGTATAGTGCAAGTGCTAAAACTGTAATAGGTTCTGGGGCATCTGCTGAGTTAGCATTTCATACTAATAGTGATGGTGCAAGTAATGAAAGATTAAGGATTGATAGCAATGGTCGGCTTGGTATAGGCGATTCAAGCCCCGATTTTAAATTAGATGTTGAAACCACAGCAAACTCAGATGTAACAGTAGCAAATTTTCAAAGTGCAATTGATGCTAATGGAGAACATTCTATAATAAGAGTTGGTAATAGTGGTAAAGGTGCTTTTATGGGATTGCTGTTAAACTCATCAGATACTGCATACTTTGGTATTGATGATAACCCAGATGATGGCAATGGAATATATGTAAATGAGTCAGGTCTAATTGGAATTGGAAGCAAAGCACCATCAAGTAAACTAACTGTAGTAACAACAAGTGATACAAATGGAACTCCAACTGCTTATAGTAATAAATTTTTTACAGTTGGAGAAGGTGGCACAACTGGTGGTAATGTATTTATATCTTATGACCAAACAAATAATAGAGGTTATATTGGTGCATTGACACCTGGAACTGCTTGGAGAAACTTAATACTAAATCCAGGTGGTGGAAATATTGGTATAGGAAGTGTTAATCCAGTAGCAAAGTTAGTCGTGTCTGATGGTGGTAATGCTGGTATTGAACTACAACCAGAAATTGCTACAGACACTAATAGAATTACCAACTATGACAGAACTGCAAGTGCCTATATGAATTTTAGGTTAGATGCTTTAACTCAACAGTTTCTGATTTCTGGATCAGAAAAAATGAGATTGGATAGTTCTGGAAATTTAGTTGTAGGTCAAAATAGTGCCCAACAAAAGTTCGAAGTTCATGGTGGTGGTATTCGGATTGCTGGTAATATAACCACTCCTTCTTCTGGGGTGACTGGTACTTTAATAGATTATTTTCAAAGTGATGCAAGGTTTTGGTCAAGAGGTGCAGATGCCTCAACAGTTGGTGGATTTAAATTTATTGGTTTAGAAAATGATGGTGGAAACCAGAGTACACAATTAGAAATAAATAGCTCTGGCAATGCTACTTTTTCTGGTGACGTAATAACTGAAGGTAAATATCAAATAAGCAACACTACTCCTGAGTTATTATTTGCAGTACCAAGTGGCGGTTTAGATAGTAGAATACATAATGATGGTTCTGGTAATTTAATTTTTGGTACTGGTACAAATTCTGCTACGCCTACAGAAAGACTCAGAATTGATAGTTCTGGTGATGCTACTTTTGCTGGTGATGTAAATATAAAAAGCACAGGTGGTAATGATGACCCAGCAACTCTTGCTTTATGGAGTCCAGATGTAAGTATAAGTGCAGATGATACTATAGGAACTATTTTAGCACAAGGCTCTGACTCTGGAGGTTCACCACCATATTTAGGTGGCAAGATAGAATTTAATGCTGATGCAAACTGGGATACTAATACGCCAACTTATTATCCAACAAGGATAGACTTTTTTACTCAAAGTAATGCTGGTGCAGATGCCACAGCAAGTCCCGCACTCACCATAGACTCCAGCCAAAATGCTACTTTTGCTGGTACAATTAATGCTAATGCTGGAATTAATTTCCCAGATACCCAAGTTGCAAGTTCAGATGTCAACACTCTTGATGACTACGAAGAAGGCACTTGGACACCAGTGTTTACAGATGGTTCAAATGATTTTACAATGGTAGCTAATCAAAATGGAAGATATACAAAAATAGGTAGAGTAGTGCATTTTGAAGCAGAGTGTGGTTCATCAAGCATAGGTTCAGCAAGTGGTAATTTACTTTTAAAAGGACTACCTTTTACATCCGCAAATAATACTTCTGAAAGTTCTTGCTCCATAGGATTTTTAAGGTCATTTAATTACACATCTGGTGGTCTTGAACTACACGCTTTTGTACTTGGCAATACTACTACTATATCATTTTGTGTTTCAAGAGATGATACAACCGAAGTTTTAGCTCAATGCTCTGATGCAGATAGTTCAGCATTTTTTATAAGAGTTTCAGGAACATACTTTGTATAGTGGATACTATATTGGAATAATAAGGAGTAAATAATGAGTTTAGAAAAAAAGAAAACATATGATTATGAAGTGCGTGGAGAATACAAATGTATTCAAGAACGCTGTAAAACATCTATTATGGAAGATGGTGTAGAAATATCATATTCATACCATAGAAAATCATTTATGCCAGATGCAGATGTAAGTGGCGAGTCTGATGAATTAAAAGCATTGGCAAATGCACTGTGGACAGATGAGATAAAAAAAGCGTATGCAGATAGTAAAAAAGAAGATTAACTAACAGGAGAAAACAATGGCTAAAAAAGAAAATCAATCGCCTAAACTTGTTCTGAATGATGTTGAGTATGATGTCAATAAGGACTTAAATGATGAGCAAAAGCAAATGTATTTACATCTTGAAAACATAGAATCTAAAATAAATAGTAACAACTTTATTCAACAGCAACTAGCTGTAAGTAAAGATGGGTTTATAAGATTGTTAGAAGAATCACTTGCAAAATCAAAAGATCATTCACCGCACGACCCAGGAGATGAGAACGACTAATGATAATTAGATGCGCCCATGATAATGATGTTGTGATCCACTTGAATAATAAGCAAGGTATGATTAAAAATTTAAAGCTCAATGATGGCACGATATTCTCGTTAATCTATCCTAGTAGTAAAAAGTATTTTTTACGCGTAGGTGAAGAGATAATCAAAAAATCAGACAGCTTCAAAACGATCGAAGAAGAGTACGTAGAACAGTGCGAATCTTTGAAAGATTCAGATAATCATGGGCGCATTGATATTGTAAAACATAAAATTATTGAAAACAAGGTAGTCAATCGATGAAAAGTCCGCTATTAAGACTAGTATCGTGGCAACTCAAGACTGGTCAGTTAGATGGTTGGACCGCATACCATATTGCTGCTGGTGCATTTCTATGTAAAGTATTCCAATGGTGGGGATGGACAAACTTCTGGTGTGTCATGGGTGTGTTTATTGTTGGCGTATTATGGGAAGTATTTGAATATTACATAGAAAATTGGAAACCATATGGCAGCAAAAGACGATGGGCATATAATACTATTGCGGATATTATCGTAGAAACTGCTATAGCTTGGTGGATGGTCATATGAAAATAAATTATGAAGTAAATTATGAAATTAGTACATCTTATGATATTTCTGCTACTTACACTTTCCAGTCTTAATTGTTCTGGTGGATGGAGTGTTGCTGGGTGGCAAATATCGCCTAGTGATTCTAATATAGAATTTATAGAAATTATGGATACTGATTCAGTAGTGCATTATTATTATGATAGGTTATATCCTACGCAGAATTGGTGTTGGTTGCATAACCAATTTGAGGATGTACAAAGAAT